ATACCAAAAAAGGTAAAGTAATTCTTAATCTTCCAACAAGTGTAGAAGAGATTAAAGCAGAGTATCTTAAAGAAGTTACAGAACATATTAAAGTTGCTCCTGAATATTCTCTTGTAGCTTTAGTTTATAGTACTACTATGGCTCAAGTTCTTAATATGAAGAATGTTCAAGCTAATGTAGCAGTTGTACCTATGTTTGTAAAAGCTGGTGAAACAGATAGTGAATTTATTAATAGTATTAATACTAAAGATATTGTTACTATAACAGGTAGTAATATTTCTTTAGCTATTCATATTGCTAATCCTTATAATCAACTTTCGCTTAATAAAATATTAGGTATTATTAATCAAGATAATAATATTTGTAAAACATCTTTTACTGATAATAATGTTTATCGTTTTATTGAGTTTAAGTTAGTTCCTAATTGTAATATTAATGCAGTTGTTGGAGTAAATAATCCAATTAAAGCTGATTATATTGTTGAAGTTAATGATACAAAGAACTAATCACATTGCTTTTACGGGGGAGGTATCAGACCTCTCCCTATAGTTCAACTTAATAATGAAACAATGATTAAAGAAATTAAATTTCCAAATAGCGGATATTCTATCAAAGTAGTTCATAAAGAAGATATTATAAACTCTATTGATATAAATATTACTGATAAAGAAGTTGCTCTTGTTCTTATACAACAATTAGAGGCTGATGCTGCTAAATTTATTAGTGAGGGACGTTGGACTGGAATACCTAATTTAGGTAATATTAGAGTACCTGCTGATAAACTTATTCTACGTAAACAAAAAGAAGAGGGTCTTCTTGATGAAGCAAAAGAACTTCTAAAAGGAGATAAATATGTTTTATTTAGAAGTCAACTTGCTGCTGAAAACAAGAATAAAGCTAAGAATATAAGATATTATAAATATATATGTAGTATTGCAGCTAATCATAATAGAAAATTATATCGTAGACTTACTAATAGTTATAATACTAATTATGCACAACTTAAATTATATTTAGGTCATTGTGCAGAAGTTGTTTCATCAACTAATGAAACTAATTATGAGTAATTCTAATAAACTTATTATAGATAATCTTATAAATCTTGATGATACAGGTATGCCTGTTGCTCCTACTATTAGACAACTTATTGATAGGGATGTAAAGGAACTTTACAGAAGAGATAATTCTAAAGATAAACATAAGTATATTGCTGAATGTGTAATTATTTATTATCTTGGTGATCCTAAATCTCCCGCAAGACAAGCTGGACTTAGTGAAGCAGAAGCTCTTAAAATGGCTATTGAACAAGCTGGACTTAAAGAGGATTATATTCCTGATGCTTTAGTTCTTGCTTTAATTAAAAAATATTATCATCAAAATATTACTGAAGCTGGTAAAGTAGTTGAGAATATTCTTCAAGGTATTCATAATATTAATCTTAGTGTTAGTGCTATTAATAGACTACTTAATGAAAGACTTAATTCAACTATTACTCTTGATGATTTACCTAACATTCTTGTTATGGTAGATAATGTTAATAAAAAAGCAAGTGAAATTCCTGCTATTCTAAAAAGACTTGAAGAGGCTAAACAAAACCTTTTATACGAACAACAAACAGAAGTTACTCGTGGTGGTAAATCTCTTCTTAGTTCTATGGATAGTGAAAATTATTAAGATGATATGAAACATTGTACTCCAAAAATAGCTGTATTAGATATTAAATATCTTATGCCAAAATATAAATCTCTTATGAAAATAAGAGAAATTAAAGTTAATCTTAGTAGACTTGATAAACTTAAGAAAGATAAAATTACTGAAATTAATGTTGTAGCTTGTCATTCTGATTGTGATAGTGCTAATAGAATTAATAGATATGTAAAAGAAGCTTTTGATGATTTACCAAATCAATATAATTTTGATGTTAAAATAACATTTGTTGCTCTTAAAGGTAGACATATTGCACGTGCTATGACAGCTGATATTGTTAAGCATCAAGCAGATAAACTTATTGAGTCTGGTACAAATACTATAATTTATAATTTACCTCCTGTTGTACATAAATATAAACGTTCTGTTACTCCACGCAAACAAACTATTATTAATAAAGTTGTTTCTCTTGGTATTATGCCAAATATAAAATAATATTATGGACGAAAGATATTTGAGTAATTTTCTTTATTTTCAAGAAGAAGGTCATAAATATACTGATAGTGCAGGTAATCCTTATGTCAGTGTTACTACTTTAATTCATAATAATTATTGTCTTGAATTTAATAAAAAATATTGGCTTCATAAAAAGAGTCGTGAACTTGGAATTAGTGAAAAAACTCTTGCTAAACAATGGCAAGATATTACTGATGAGGCTTGTGCTCGTGGTAGTAAAACACATAATGGTATTGAAAATGCAATTAAAGATGTTAGTATGTTTAAGAATGCTATTCAATATCTTACTAATATACAAACTGGTAGATGTGTTACTGTAGCTGATATTCCTCAAATGATTCCTCAACCTCTTGATGTTGATAATTTCAAAGAAGCTACAAATAATAAATACCCTGAGATTTATAGAGTATTTGACCATTACACTAATTTAGGATATATAATTTATTCTGAGATTGGTTCTTTTCTTATAGATTATCTTATAAGTGGAACTATTGATATTCTTTGTTATAGACCTACTGATTTTGTTATTCTTGATTGGAAGACTAATCGTAATGGTCTTATATTTGAAAGTGGTTATTTCAAAAAAGATAAAACTACAAATCCTGCGCAACTTACTGATGAATGGGTTAGAAAAGATGAACGTATGTTACCTCCATTAAATCATCTTCCTAATTGTAATGGTAGTCATTATACTATGCAATTATCTATGTATGCTAAAATGGTTGAACTTATTCTTGGTATTCCTTGTAAAGGTTTAGGTCTTTGTCATATTGGTAGTCCTTTTATAAAAAATGCTTATGGACAACCTTTCAGAGATACTAATAATCAATATCCTATTGATCCTAATGGTGAAGAAACTGTTAAGTGGTTTAGGATTAATTATTTAAGTAGAGAAGCTGATTTAGTTTTAGCTGATAGACTTAGTTATCTAAAAGCTAATAGTATTAAACAAAATAAAGAACTTAGTTTATTTTAAGTTATGATTAAAACAAATTTGAAAGCACGATGTGCTAATTATGATTTCAAAACACTTTTTGAAGAAAAAGGTTATGCTTATTTTACAAAAGGTAATTATAATCTTAATATAATTGGTATTAGAAGTAATAATAACAGAAGAGTAACAAATAAGTTTGATGATGTTCTTGTAGTAATATATCGAGATAACAATGATACTATTGTTTGCAAATGTTTCGATATCACTACAGAACCTGGAAGTTATTATATGAAAAATCCTATTACTACTAAAGGTACTGGTATTTTAGTTCCAAATCAATATAGAGGTTGTTGGGAAATAGGACTTCATCAAGGTAAATATAAAGCTCTTTGTCAATGTAAACCTGTTGAACTTTATAGAGATAATAATAAAGATGATATATTTGACATTGAACCAGAAACTATTGAACGTGGTATATTTGGTGTTAATATTCATAAAGCAGGTAATAATAGTACTCAAATTGATAAATGGTCTGCTGCTTGTCAAGTATTTGCTAATAGTAGTGATTTTGCTACTTTTATGAAACTTTGTGATAATCAAATAGCTAATGGTAATGGTAAAACTTTTACTTATACATTATTGAATGAAGAGGACTTATAATGATTAAAATAGTTAAAAAATTTATTGAAAAAGCAAGTGATATTCTTATTATAGAATTAACTATTGTTCTTATTCTTGTACTCGCTGGTATCATATTCAAACAACAAAAAGATACTGATATTGATATTAAAAAAGCTGAATTAGATATTGATGATAAAATTAAATCTAATGATAGTATTAAACTTGAAATTGAAAATATTAATAAGATTAAAGATGCAGAAATTATTGAGATTAGTAGTCTTGACAATGATAGTACTATCAAATTGTTCTACAAGTTGGTCAAAGAGTAATATTACTGCTCGCATTCCTTTTACGGGGGAGCGAGCAGATAGTGTTAATAAAGATAGTGTACTTATAGCTTATGACGATTTACGCAAAGTTAATGTTAAACTTATAGAACTTAAATATTGTAAGTTAACTAATAATAAACTTAATGATATAATTAAGAATGATAGTATTATTATTAATAATTATAAAGTTATATGTAAACAAAAAGATGCTGATGTTAAAAAAGTAAAGCATCAAAGAAATATTGCTATTGGTGGTGGTGTATTATCAATAGGATTATTAATACTAAGTTTGTTTAGATAATGAATATAGATAAACCTATTGAAGAAGTTATTAGAGATTATCCTTTTCTGAATTATATCAGAGAGGATAAATCTCGTTATAAGCATGCTAAGGATGTAGGTTATATTGACCCTAATGATAGTTTTCTTATTGGAGAAAGTGGAGGATTTCTTCTTAATATAAATATTGATGATGAATTTATAGATATATATCTTCTTACAGAAATTGCTGATTTCTTTAGAACTAATAAAACATATAGTTTTTATAAAGAAGATACTATACCTCATAGACAATTTCGTAAAAGAGAAGAATATCGTAGAACAAATGGTTTTACTGCTCCTTGTCTTATACGTAATGGAAAAGTAATGGATATTACTATTTCTGGTTCTATGTATAATTATCTTAATTATACTCTTATTCAACAACTTGATACAAAGACTGCAAGTAATAATGGTAAGGTTGCAGTAGGTAAAAAGATTTATGACTTTCCTAAGTTTATTGATGCCCAATATTGGACTTTTGAAGTTATGAATTTTTGTCGTAATAATGGTTTTAATCTTATTATAGATAAAACTCGTCGTGGAGGATTTTCTTATATTATGGCTTCTGATACAGCTAATAATGTAAATCTTAATCCTAAAAAAGTTTGTATTAATGTTGCTGCTGATAAAAAGTATTTAACTAAGACTGGGGGTCTTACTGATTTTGCTATTAATGATCTTCGTTTCTTTGAAACTCGAACACCTTTTGTTAGAGGTATTTTTTCTACTGATAAAGAAAACTTTAAATTAGGTTTCAAATTACCTAATGGAGTTGAATCTCCAAAATCTTGGGGAAGTACACTTTTTAGTGTATCTGCAATGAATAATCCTGATTGTGCTATTGGTAAAGACTCAATGGATACCAAAGTAGAAGAACTTTCTACTATGGAAAACTTTGATGAATTTATGGCTGTTACTGAACCTGCTATGCGTACAGGTTCTTATCTTACAGGAAATCTCTTTGCTTGGGGTACTGCGACATCTGGTAATATGCAAGTATTTGAGCGTAACTTTTATGCTCCAAAAGCATTTAACTTTATGCCTTTTGAAAATGTTTGGGATAAAGATTGTCGTAATGAAGTTTGTGGTTACTTTAAGCCTTATGTATGGGGTCTTCAAGGAGAAGACAATAGTAAGTTTGCTTTAGATGAAAATGGTAATTCTGATATAGAAACTGCTATACGTATTGCTTATAAAGAACGTAAGAATAAAAAAGAGAATAGTAAAACTTTTAGTGATTATGTTAATTATCTTGGTCAGTATGCTAATATGCCAAGTGAGTCTTTTTCTTCTACTACAGAAAATCTTTTTAGTAGTGAAGAACTACTCGCTTGGGAAGAACGACTTAGAACTGATAATGTTTTTAATTTTTATGTTGACGGTAATTTATTTGAAATTAATGATAAACTTGAGTTCAGAACTAATGCACGTATAGCTGCTGAAGGTGGTGTACATAATGTTGATTTCTTTGATTGGATTAATGGTGTTCCTCGTAAAGGACATGAACATCCTCATGGTTGTATTAGAAAATGGTTTAATCCATTAAAGACTAATTATATTGATAAAACTGGTAAAGAATGTTTTGGTACTCCTCCTGGAATGTATTCTATTACTTATGACCCAGTAGGTATTAATAAAGAGAATAAAGAAGTTACTCTTCGACATTCTCATAATAGTATTAAAGTATGGATGAACCCTTGTAAATATAATGGTTTCAAAACAGCTCTTGCATGTGCTTATTATGGTCGTACTGAGAAACTCGAAGAAGCTGATAGAATATGTTATAATCTTGCAAGGTATTATAATTGTATTGGTACTGTTGGTGTTGAGGTCAATCGTGGTGAAACTGTTAGTAACTTTTCAAAGTGGAAAGCATTACATTATCTTATGAAAGACCCTGTTGATATTTGGGATACTAAAATTAAGACTGAAACTGTTTCTCATTATGGTATTAATATGGGTTCTGAATTTAAGAAACTTGAAGGTCTTCGTTTACTTAAAGAAATGCTTTATTCAGTTATTGGTAAAGATGAGAAAGGTAATGATATTAAACTTTATCAAACTATATATGATTATCAATCTATTCTTGAACTTAAGAAGTGGAATAATTTAGGTAACTTTGATAGAGTTTCTGAAATGCTTTTAAGAGGTATTCAATGGCGTTATGCAAATGTTGAAGCTGCAAAAGAACTTGAACATAGAAAGAAGATTATTAAAAAAGATAGAAGTCATATTCTTAAAAGAGATTGGTTTTAATTAAATATTTACTATTATGCAAACTATTAGACATGACCTTTATTTTCCTGCTCAAAGAGTTAGTTATGAAGATAAAGAAAAAGCAGAGTGGTATAGTAATTGTATTGATTTTATTATCAATGCTGGTTTAGATTATAATGATAGAGAAGAAACAAAACAAATATTAGGTATTCTACATGGTGATATGCCTAATCGTTTTTATAAGAAAGTTCTTAATCCTTATAATGCAAGTAATGAAAAGTATACTCGTTTTCCTGCAACAATGCGTAACTTAGATATTATGTCTGATATTATTAGACGTTATGTATCTGAGTATTTCAAAGGTGTTCATGAATTTATTGTTGGTGCTGATGATCCAAGTGTTGTAGCAGCAAGAGATGCTCGTGTTCAAGAAGAGATTTCTAAGAAACTTCAAGAAGCTTTTCAAAAAGCATTTGAAGCTAAGGTTCAACAAGCACAAGCTGAGGCTCAACAAACAGGTCAAGAAGTTCCTGATATAAAACCTGAAGATGTTGTTCCTGATATGGATGCTTTTGTTAAAGATATTCAAGATAAATTTATTGATGAAAAAACATTGCAAGGAGAACAAGTCTTTGAATATATTAGAAGTAATACTAAAGATGATTTAATTTATCTTTCTGCTTATTTTAATTATGTTGCTCTTGGAGAATGTTATACTTATGGTGACATTCAAGGAGATAATGTTATTAAAGAAAATGTTTCTGTATTAGAGGCTTTTCCTATTCCTAATAATGAATTCTTTGTAGAAGACCACGATATGTTTGCTCGTCGTATTATGATGAGTTATCAACAAATTACTGATTTCTTCAAAGATGATTTGTCTGAAACTGATAGAAAGTTTTTATCTGATTATTATGATAGTAGTAGTTATGGTGTAGGTAGAATAAAGAATCTTTCTTATAATGATTATTATAGTGCTTATCCTGATATTTGTGGTAAATTTAATTCAGAAGAAAGAGAACTATTTAGAACTGAATCTATTGCTATTTATGATAACAATAATATGCTTTATGAAGTTTGGCATGTTGTTTGGAAAGGTGAAGCACGTAAAGGTATTCTTACTTATGTTAATGAGGCAGGATTACAGTCACAACGTATTGTAGAAGAAGATTATAAACTTAATAAAGCTGCTGGTGATATATCTATTGAATGGGTATGGGAACAACAAGTTTATGAAGGTTATCGTATAGGTGGTAGATATAATGCTATTTATCCTATTAAGAGTAGAGCTATTGCTTATAATCGTAAAGGTAAACTTCCTTATAATGGTATAATGGAAATTTTACCTATGATGGGTAAGTTTAGTATTATTAAACTTATTACTCCTTATCAAGTAATGAGAAATATATTTGCTTATCATAGAGAAATGGTTATTGCAAAGAATAAGATGTTGATACTACTACTTCCTGAAAGTCTTATTGCATCAGATGAAGAAGATAAACTTTATAAAATGGCTGCTGATGGTACTCTTCTTATAGATGATAGTGATGATACTACAGGTCAGAAAATGGCTAATATTCGTATGCTTAATGCTAATATGGGAGATTATATTAGACAAATTACTGAACTTATTGAAGCTACTAAGCAAGAAGCAAGAGAAATGGTAGATATGAATATGCAGCGTTATGGTCAAATTTCTAATTCTGCTGGTGCATCTACAACAAGTCAAGCTATTACTCAATCTTCTATGGGTAGTATTATTATTAATCATATGTTTGATGAACTACGTGAAACTGATTATAATAGAGATATGGACTATGCCAAACTTGCTTTTATTGATGGTCTTTCTGTAGGTTTCAAAGATAGAACTGGAAGTCAGCGTTATCTTTCTCTTGATGTTAATGCTTTTATTAATGCTGATTATTCTGTTAGTGTTCGTAATGATGCTAAAGAAATTGATAAGCTTAATCAACTAAAACAATGGGCTTTTAGTGCTGCACAAAATGGTGATCTTGATATGGCTATTGCTGCTATTACTGGTGATAATGTTAGTCAGATTAAAAATCTTGTTGCTCAATTTAGTGAAATTAAACGTCAACATGAAATGGAAATGAAACAAGTTGACCAAGAAATTCAACAAGCTAATATTCAAGCTAAACTACAAGAGATTGCAGCTAAAGGTGAAGAAGATAGAAAAACAGCTCAACTTAAATATCAATATGAACTTCAAGCAAAATATGTTGATGTTGATATGGCTTTACTTAATAATGGTTCTGAAAAAGATGAAGCTTCAAATAGACTTTCAGCTATGGCTGAACAAAATAAACTTGCAATAGAACAACAAAAGGCTGATTTAGAGAGAGCAAGAATACAAGCTGATACTTATAGTAAAGCTGCTGATAGAGCAGTTAAACTTAAAGATATTGAAGCTAAAGTAAAGATTGCTAAGACTAATAAAAATAGATATGATAAATAAAGTAGTCTAAATATTGTACATTTCCAAACTACTCCAGCTATCAGTGTAAGTGTTAAACTTACTACTGATAGCTTTTTATTTAATGTAATATTATTTTTTATCGTGTGTTGGCCTATGTTGTAGGGTGTTGTATAATGTTTCACTTATAGAATTTTGGCT